CACCGAACTGAACACGGCCAGCCAGATCGCCCAAGGCAAGGTGTATTGGCGCATCCGTTTCACCGACGTGCCGCCGGCAGAAAACCCGAATTTCCTTTTCGAAGTCACCGATCAGTGGATGACTGAAGTGCTTGAAGCAGCCTAAGGGGGCTTACCAATGATTCCTCAAGTTCTGAAAAACATGAACCTGTTTGTGGACGGCGTCAGCTTCTCCGGCGACGTGCCCACCCTGACGCTGCCGAAACTGACCCTCAAAACCGAGGACTATCAGGGCGGCGGTATGTTCGCCCCGATCGAGTTTGCCGTGGGCATGGAAAAGATCGAATCGGCCTTTACCACCAACGGTGTGCGTCGCGAGGCGCTGAAGTTCTTTGGTCTGGCTGACCAGACGGCCACGAGCCTGACGTTTCGTGGCGCCTTCGCGGATCTGAAAGGCCGCATTACGCCGGTGATCGTCACCATGCGCGGCGGCGTGAAAGAGGTGGACATGGGCGACTGGAAACCGGCGACCGTGGGCGAAATCAAGCACGCCGTAAAGCTCACGTATTACAAGCTCGAAATTGACGGTCGCCTGATGTACGAGATCGACCCGCTCGCAATGACCATGGTTGTCAATGGTGTAGACCAGTTGGCCGCTGAACGCTCGGCCCTCGGCCTGTAAGGAAACAGAAAATGACTCACGAAACCGAAGAAAAGAAAGTCCCGTCCTGGCTGGCTATCAGTGACGACAGCGCAATCATCACCTTGAAGGGGGCCGCCGAGTTCGGCGGCATCAAGGTCGACAAGCTGACCATGCGAGCGCCGACGGTGCGTGACACGCGTGCCGCAACTGCCACGGCAAAGGGTGATTACGAGCAGATCGAAATCAACATTCTGTGCAGCCTGCTCGGTGCTACCGAAAAGGAAATTGCCGCCCTGACTCAGCGGAACTACAACCGCTTGCAGGCTGGCTATTTTCGCCTGGTCGAAGAGGACGAGCTTTAACACCGAAACCCAACGGGTAGCGGCCAAGACCTTGGCGAGAGAGACGGGTTTCTCTGCCGCCGAGATTGAGGCCATGCCCTTTGACCGGATGCTGTGGTGGCTCAGGGATTGAGCCGCTTTTAACTCGGTGAACATAGGGCACGCACATGAGCAAGAAACTAGCGCTCGGTCTGGTGATTGGCGGGGCTGTCAGTTCGACGCTGGGAGCGGCGTTCAAGGACGCCACCGGCCGTATCAAGAAGCTGGAAGAAACCGGTAAAAAGGCCCGGGTCCTCGAAAAGACCATTGGCGAAACCATGCGCCTGCAAGCCGAGTTTCGAAAGGCGCACATGGCCGGCGAGAAGGGCGCCGAGGATCTGCGCAAGAAGCTGGAAGCCAACTTGGCCGCGCTGAAAAAGCAGGGCGTTGAGGTTCGCAACCTCGGCAAGGCCTACAGCCAAATGGGCAAGATTGCGCAGGGTGCCGAGCTGAAGGCCAAAGGGCACATGCAGCTTGACGAAGGCAAGCAGCAGATGCGCAGCAGTATCGGGCGGGCGACGGCCGCCACGGCGCTGATGGCGGTCCCGACGAAGATCAGCGCGGACTACGGCGCGATCATTCGTGACATTGCGATCAAGTCCAACATTGCCAACACGCCCGAAGAGGCGACGCTGTCCAAGACCGTGATCGACACCTCGCGCGATACCGGCATGGCGCGCAATCAGGTGGCCGAGGTGGTCAACGCCCTGGTGGGTGCCGGCATGGAGCTGGACAAGGCGCTGGCCTACGCACCGACGGCGGCCAAGTTCGCTGTGGGGCAGGGTTCGGACGGCACGGAAACCGCCCGGATGATCAATGCCCTGGGACAAAACGCCAAGATCACCGACCCCGAAATGATGCAAAAGGCGCTTGAGGCGATCGCCTATCAAGGGCAGGCGGGCAGCTTTGAAGCGGCGGACATGGCGCGCTGGTTCCCTGAACTGCTCGCGGGTATGGGCAAGCTGGGCATTACCGGCATGGACTCGGTGACGCAACTGGGTTCGATGCTTCAGGTGCAGATGAAGACGGCCGGCGGTTCCGACGAGGCGGCGAACAACCTCAAAAACTGGATGGAGAAAATCGGTTCCAACGATACCGTGGCGGCTTACAAGAAGGCCGGCATTGATTATCAAGGCTCGATGAATACCGGCCTGCAAAATGGCAAGTCCACCTTGGAATCCAGCTTTGCGCTGGCCCAAAAATACATTGAGGCGACCGACCCCAAGAAGGCCGCCGAAATGGCCAAGGCGACGGCCGCAATCAGCAAGGAATCGGACCCCGAGAAAGCCAAGGCCATGATCGCCTCGCTGGAATCGGCGTTGCGTACCGGCGACCTGTTCGCAGACATGCAGGTCAAGGGCGCTTTGACTGCGTACATGCAGAACAAGGACCTTTACGACAAGCTGAAAAAGGAATCGGCCAGCGCGACCGGGATTCTCGATAAGAACCTGGAAGAACGCCGCCAGTCGTCGGCGCAAAAGCAGTCGGAAATGGTGCAGAGTCTTGACGACTCGATGCGCGCGATCGGCGACGCCATGCGCCCGGTGACGGATGCTGTGGTAGACGGGATCGGCTCTGTCGCGCGCGGGCTGGCCAAGCTGTCCGACGAGTCGCCGCGACTGGTGTCTGCGATCGGGCTGGCCACCGCTGGCATCCTCGGCCTGTCTACGGCCATGAGCGGCCTAAAGGTGGCCAAAGGGCTGATGAATATCGGCCGTGGTTCGCTGATGGGTAATCCGAACATCCCGCAAAAGGTGATTGTGACCAACCTGCCGGCCGGTGGTGCGGGCGGCGGTCTGGACGGCGCCGACGTGGATGCCGGCGACGGCAAGAAAGGCAAAGGGGGCAAGGGCAAAGGCAGGGCCGGTGGTCGCGGTGTCGGCCGTGGCATTGGCATCGGATCAGCGGTAAGAGGCACGGCGGTTCTCGCAGTGGCTGACGCTGGTTTCAAGGCTTATGACACCTATCAGAACGCCGAAACTCAGGACGAGAAAGCCGAGGGCTACGGTGCAGCGGCCGGCGGCTTGGCGGGCACGCTCGCCGGTGCGGCGGCTGGGGCCGCGATCGGCTCGGTCGTGCCTGTGATCGGTACGGCGATCGGCGCCTTGATCGGCGGCGTGCTGGGCAACATGGGCGGCGACTCCCTGGGCGGCTTTGTCGGCAAATCGCTGTTCGGTGCCGATGACGCGGCGAAGAAAATGCCGGACGCCGGGCCGTTGATGATGGCCAACGCCGGCAAGGACATTGCGCCGGTGATGGGCGATATCGCCAAGTCCTTCGCCAAGCCTGCTACGCCATTGATGATGGCCGCGCCTGGCGCTGCGCCAGTGGCCAGCGACTCGGCAAAGCCCGGCGATGTGGGCCGCTCGATGATGCTGCCCGAAGCCAGTGCCGACGCGAAGCTGGGGCCGTTGGCCAAGGCAGCGCCTGCCAGTGCGCCGGCGGCGCCAAAGGTCGAGTCTAACGTGGCGATCAATGCGCCGTTCTCGCTGACGGTCAACGGAGACGTCAAGGACGGCAATCAACTGTTCGCGCAGATCAAACCGCAGCTCGATCAGTATTTCCGGGACATGGTCAAGCAGCAGGAGAGCCGAAATCTGTTCGATGCGCCGCACGTGTGATCAGGGGGATTTATGGAAGCATTGGGGCAATTGCAGTCGGGGATTAAATACTTGGCCTCGGCCGGGGAGACGGGCCGGCGCAGCCTTGACGGCATGATGGCGCCGGTTAACGGCGCGATCGGGGAAATCACCGGCGCCGCGTCCGAGCTGGAGGGCTTGCCCTTTGTCGGTCCGGCGATCGGGGCCAAGCTCCAGCGCGCCATGCGCGGGATCAATGCCGCCCAGGCGCAAGTCGGGCGGGTGGTGTCGATGTATGGCACGGCCACGCGCGCAGTGGCGCAGATCGACGAGCGACTGGGGGTGCTGAAGGAACAGGCCGGCCGCGCCGCCACGGCGATCAACAAGATCGCCGGCAAGGCCAGCCCGGCGCTGGCCAACATCGTGCCCACCGGTGCGTTTGCCACGGATCAGACGCCGGCGCCGGAAGCGGTGAAGCCGTTCCCGCACTTGCTGATCATTCAGCCGCAGGACCCGAAGGCGCCGCAGTACACGTTCAACCTCGACACCGCTGCGTTTGACGAGCTGCGCCGTTCCACCGAATTCCGTTGGGCCTCGCAAGAGCGCTTGGGGCGGCGGCCGGCGCAGCAAGGTGTGGGCATGGGTGACGAGAAAATCACGCTCAAGGGGGTGATCTTCCCCGGGTTCAAGGGCGGCTTAAAGCAGCTCGACACGCTGCGCACGCTGG